CTACGAAAACAGGAAGGCGCTGGAGGAGGAAAACGAAAACCTACTCAAGCAACGGAATGAAGCCCTTTCGCTGGTCGGGGCTATCGTCGCCGCGAATGGTGGCGAGGTCCGAATCTCTGATGAATCACTGATGGTCGGCTATGCCTTCGAATCCCACCGTGACCCGCTTCTCCGTCAAACCATTGTCCGCGCCATCCAGGCGTAGATGTCCAGGATGGCCTGGAAGATAGGAATCACATGCACATGACGAACTGCTCCCGCTGCGGCAAGACTTACGACGAAGCCTCAGAGAAAGACGCCAGCGCATCGGAGCGCCAATGCACCGAATGTCGAGCCGCTGGTCTCCCCTCAAACCAGCCCACTGCTGTGGCGTAGCTATCCATCTGCACGACCCTCGAAAGGCTTTACATGATTCCGTGGAACCAATTTAAAAATCCCCAGGCCGCTTGGTATTGGGCAAAGAATAATATTTCAAATTTTATTAAAACAGGTGAAAGAGAAATTACATTCAAAGGGCCAAGACGCTTTCTTGATGAAAGGATTAAACTATGATTTCAGATCAACCATCAAAAGCTGCAAAGGTTTTCAAATTTATTTGCGGTTTAGTTTGTGCTGTAATGTTTGCTTTGCCTATTTGCGGTATAATTGCTCATGCTTGTTTAGTGAATCAAGCTGAGCGTGAATGGAAAGAGCAGCTTAAAAAGCAATCAGACGAAACAAATAAATTGATTCGTTCATATAATGAAGCCGTTGAGAAGTCACGAAGGGAGCGTTTATAATGCCTCGCATTCCTTACTCAGTTTCGAGAGTTGATTATCAAAATGCATTGCAGTCTAGAGATGATGCATATAATAAGCTAACACAAATTAAGCTAGATTACAAAACTCAAAAGCAATTGCACGAATCAGAAATTGAAGATAAAAATAAAGAAATTGAAACAATCAAAGATGTTATAAAGCGAATTTATGCTTTGCGAGGCGAAGATAAAGAAATTAATCGACTTTGCAATTTGGTGCTTTAATGGTAACTGTATTGAATAATCACGCCTTTATTTATTGCGGCTTTAACTGGTATTGGGATAATGATATTAACTGTTTGCCTTATTGGGGCGCTTAATGACTCCAGAGCAAATAGCAAAACCAGCGACAGAACGAGCGGAGCAAATAGCCCTATTCGCATGGGCGGCTTTGAATGTGGGCATGTATCCTGATTTGAAATGGATGTTTGCAATTAAGAATGCGGAAAAAGGCGGGGCAATTCGAGGCGCTATGGCGAAAGCTGAAGGCGTCAAAGCTGGCGTTTCTGATATAATGCTTCCTGTGCCTAGGCATTGTGTTCATGGGTTGTTTATTGAATTGAAAACCAAAACCAAAGGAAAGGCCAGTAAAGAACAGCTTGAATTTGGTGATGAAATGTTTAAAAATGGGTATGGCTTTTGTGTTTGCAATGGTTGGGAAGCGGCAAGAAACGTTTTAATTCAATATCTTTCATAGGTGAATAATGCCAAACATTTGTTACTCGCTAGAAAATAAGAAGATTTATATTAGCGGGCCAATGAGTAATTTACCTTTGTTGAATTTTCCAGCGTTTGAAAGCGCAGCACAAAGGCTTAGGCGTATGGGTGCAGTTGTGACAGCGCCTAATGAAATTGCTATGCAATACCCAGAATCTTGGGAAAAGTGCATGGCAGAAGACATTAAAGCTTTGTGCGATTGCGAAGCCATTTTTATGTTGAATGGTTGGGAACGTTCTAAAGGTGCCCATTTGGAACTTCATATTGCGCATCGTCTTAATTTGGAAATATTTTTTGAAAGGGAATTTTGATGTTTTTTGTTTGGTCATGCACAGAACGAAATAAAAATATTTTTATTAATATTGCACAAGTTAAAGAAATAAGAATAAACGAATTTAAATTTTTGCCTGATTGCAATATTATGTTTGATGATATTATTTGGCGAGGCTATGAAACAAAGGAAGATTTTGAAAAGGATAAAAAAGAAGTTCAAACTGGAATTTATTATAGTAAAATTAAAATCTAATTGAACAGGTGATGCTGTGCAATTTGTCATCCGAGGTTCAACTTTTCCTTTGCGGGTTTATTTGAAAAGCCTTGGGTGTATTTGGCATGACTATTGCAAAAGCTGGACGACTGAAAATAAGGACTTGAAAAAATCTTTGCGTATGCTAGGAATTTCAGAGAAACTGCTTCACAGAATCAAACTTGAAAAAATTATTGAAAAAGATGTTGACAAGGTTTCAGGATGATTTAAACTTGGTTCATCGGGCAAGGTTGCCCATAACTCCAGGAGCAAAACATGGCAACGAAACTTGAAATTCTTGAAGGTATCCAGAATGATCGCCAAGGCTTTGCTTATTTTAAGCCGAAGGATTATAAGAAGCTGCTTTCAGACGGGCTTATTGAAGTCAACGAAGTAATGGTTACTGAGTTGGGTGAACATGCCTGCCGCTTGACTGAAAAAGGTATTGAATACATGAAATCCATTAACGGAACTTCCGGCACTTCTGCCGCAACTGCAAAGGAAAAAGCAATGACCCAGAGTTTCGCAATTCTTGACGTTCCCATTCCGACCACCAGGCGCAAGGGCGGTGCCGGCCGGCCTTCCAAGTATCCCTTTGATGGTCTGGAAGTTGGCAAGTCCTTTTTCGTTCCCTGCTCTGTCGATCAGCCCGATCCGGCCAAGTCTCTTGGTTCTGTCGTGACTTCCGCCAATCGGCGTTACGCCACGGAAACCAGCGAGACGAAGACCAACCGCAAGGGCGAACAGGTGCCCAAGCTGGCTTACACGCGGCGTTTCGTGGTTCGTCCTTACACGCATGAAGGCGTCGAGGGTGCCCTTGTCTGCCGTGAGAAGTAATAATTATTGAATTGTAATACCAGTTGCGGCTGATTCCGCAGTAAGTAAGGGCCAGCTTAACCGCTGGCCCTTTGTTTTGCCCCTTTGCAAGCGCCTGGGATGGCCTTAGACTGACAAGGCGCTTGGAGTCCTAACCCACGGCCTTGCATATAAGGAAAGCGAAAATGGCTGCTAAGACACCATCAGGTAACTGCGCTGTTGAGGTAGGTTTGCCTTGTGTTGTGCCAGACGAGCGTAAAAAATTTACTTCAGATTGGGCGTTAAATTGGCCAACTATTATTTCGTTTTTCGCTTTGGTCGGTGTCTTTGGCGGTTACGCTTTAAATAATCAAAAAGAAATGACAGAAAATAAAAAAGATAAAGAAATTTTAGCTACAGTTGATAAGGGAATTATGGAACATCAAGCCATCATGGATCAATTGGCAATCAGGGATAGAGCAGAAATGCGGGCCGATATCAAAGAAACCAAAGAAATGGTTAAGCAATTATATGAAAGGAAGCGTTAATAATGACGCGCTCTAAAAATTTAGTTCCAAATTTAGAAGCATTTCTTGATTTAATTGCATTTTCAGAAGGCACAACGAAATTCGGAAATGACGATGGCTATAACGTTTTGGTAGGTGGCACGTTATTTACTTCGTATAAACAGCATCCTAATAAGTTAATTAATCTGCCAAACTTAGGTATTAAATCTTCGGCTGCTGGTCGGTATCAGATCATGGCGCGATATTATAAGCATTATGCAGAATTGTTAATGCTTCCTGATTTTGGGCCTATTAGTCAAGACACTATGGCAATTCAGTTCATTAAAGAACAGAACGCTTTAAAATTAGTGATAGAAGGCCGAATTGAAGAAGCAATTAAGAAGTGTGCTAATATTTGGGCCAGTTTTCCAGGCGCAGGTTATGGACAGCATGAGCACAAATTACAAACTCTTTTAAGCAAATATGAAGAATTTGGAGGAAAATTAAATGTCGGCGTTTGATTGGAAAGGCTTGGTTAAGAACATTGCGCCTATGCTTGGAACCGCTCTTGCTGGGCCGCTAGGCGGCATTGCCGGGGCTGCGCTTGGTAAGGCGCTAGGAACGCCTGACGCCGAAGACGCTACTCTTTCCGCTGCCATTCAAGGCGCTTCGCCGGAACAGCTTTTGCTAATTCAAAAAGCAGATCAAGAATTTAAATTACAAATGAGTGAACTTGGATTTAAAAGCGTAACTGATCTGGAAAAAATTGCAGCCGATGATAGAGCGAGTGCAAGAGACAGAGAAAAAATTATTCGTGACAAAATGCCAATGATTTTGGGAATTGGCATTACGATTGGATTTTTTGCTCTAGTTTTTTACATGATGAAATTTGATATTCCGGCTGCGAATAAAGACGTTTTAAATATTATGCTAGGCTCGTTAGCTACTGCCTGGATTGGCGTAACTACTTATTACTTTGGTTCTAGTGCAGGTTCTGCTCGTAAAACGGAAATCGAAGCTGCCAAGAAATGAGGTTTGATAGGTTGCTTTTGTTTGTTTAATAGCCTATCCTTCGTTTATGGACGTTTCGGCGCTTAAAAAACAGTTTGCGGCTGCTTTGTATATGCAGCCCACAAACCCATTCCAGGCCGCATTAAACGTATTTGGCGAAGATACTGGAAGTGCGTGTAAATATGCTGTTGAATGGTTGCATGATGCAGAAGTATTAGAAGAAATTGAAGCATTAAAAAACGCTGGCGATGAATCGGATATGATGCCCGATAAATTAAAAGCGGCTGCTTTAGCATGGGAATTAGCTAACTGTAATTGGCTTAAAGGAACTGACAGAGTTAATGCTCTTCGTTTATTCGCTGAAATTGCCGGTCATATGCCGGATAAAACAATTAATAAGAATATCAAACAAGAAAATCCAGTTAATAGGGTTATGCTTGTTAAAGATCATGGCGACAATTCGGAATGGGAAAAGCAGTTGTTAGATCAGCAGGCTAGGCTTGTAAATGGTTAATAAAGTTGTTTGGTCGCCCATTAAAGGCACGAGTCAGGAACTCGCATTAGATACACGATGCGATGAAACCATGTTTACAGGCAATCGTGGCCCTGGTAAGACAGATACCCAATTAATGCGATACCGCCGATTTGTGGGCATCGGTTACGGTGCTTTTTGGCGCGGTGTTATTTTCGATAGAGAATATAAAAATTTAGATGATTTAGTAGCAAAATCAAAAAGATGGTTTAGAGCATTTGGCGATGGTGCTAGATTTTTAAGTTCAAAGGCTGACTATAAATGGGTATGGCCTACTGGTGAAGAATTATTATTTCGAGTATTAAAAAAATCAGACGATTATTGGGATTATCATGGTCAAGAATTTCCATTTATTGGTTGGAATGAATTAACTAAGTTTCCTACCTCTGAATTATACGATATGCTTAGATCCTGCAATCGTTCAAGTTTTACGCCTGAAAAAGATTCGCCTAAAGATGAGCAAGATAACATTATTGAATTAATGCCTAAATTGCCTTTGCAAATTTTTTCAACTTCAAATCCTCACGGCGCTGGACATAATTGGGTTAAAGAGCGTTTTATTGATGTTGCACCTTACGGTAAAGTAGTTAAAACAGAAGTTGAAGTTTTTAATCCGCAAACTCAAAAAGAAGAAATTGTTACAAAAAGTCAAGTTACTATTTTCGGAACATATAAAGAAAATATTTATTTAGATCCTGATTATATCGCTAGTTTGCATAAGCTTACAGAAAACGATGAAGTATTAAGGGAAGCTTGGCTTAAAGGTAATTGGGATATTGTGTCAGGCGGAGCATTAGATGGTGTTTGGAGACGAGACGTAATTATTAAGCCTCGTTTTGCTATTCCTAAAAATTGGCGAATTGATAGATCGTTTGACTGGGGCTCATCGCATCCTTTCAGCGTTGGATGGTGGGCCGAGGCTAATGGCGAAGAAGTAATTTTATTTGATGGTAGCAAATTTGCGCCTAAGCCTGGGTCATTAATTCAAATTAATGAGTGGTATGGAACTAAAAAAATTGGCACTAACAAAGGTTTAAAAATGTCTGCTACTGACATTGCTAAAGGCATTATTGATATTGAAATTGAAATGTTGAAAAATGGTTGGATTTCTTCACAGCCATTGCCAGGGCCAGCAGATAACCAAATTGGCAATACAACTGAAATTGACGTTGAATCAATAGCCGTTAAAATGGCAAAGCAAGGTATTAAATGGACTGAAAGTGATAAATCTTCAGGAAGTCGAGTTATTGGTTTACAAGTTATTCGTGATAGGTTGAAAGCTTCGATTGACAATGAAGGGCCAGGACTATATTTTATGGATAATTGCAAAGCGTCTTTAGCGACTTTGCCCACACTTCCGAGAGACACAGATAAGCCGGATGATGTTGATACGGACGCTGAAGATCATCCTTATGACATGGTTAGGTATCGTTGCTTAAAAGGAAATAATAGGTTAGCTACTTCAATTAATTTAAAACACGCAACGTAGCGGGGTTAAAATGCCTAATGTTAGTTTTATGCGGCACGAAGTTAAAAGGCTTTTACCTATTTATCAAACTGTTAGTGATTGCTGCGATGGCGATTTTAAAGTTAAATATAGAAAAGAAAAATATTTACCTAAACCAAACCCAACAGACGTAACACCTGAAAATATTAAAAGATATGAACAATATTTGCAACGTGCTATTTTTTACAATGTAACTAAAAATACTTATGCTGGTTTAATTGGACAAATTTTTTCTAAAAAGACTCAAATTGAGTTGCCTAAAGTTTTGGAAATTTTAGAAGATAACGCCGATGGCAGTGGCAAGGGATTAGAAGAATTAGCTAAAGAAGGTGTCGGAAATCTTTTAAAAAATGCTCGTTTCGGTTTGCTTTCGGAATATCCAAAAACAGAAGGTGAGTTAACTAAAGCTGACTTGGAAAATGGGAAAATCAGGCCAGTTATTAAATTATATAAATCAAATGATATTATCAACTGGAGAACCAAAGTTGAAGGTGCTGAATTAGTTTACTCTTTAGTTGTTTTGCGTGAAAAAGTTGTTATTTATGATGACGGTTTTGAAATTAAGCAAGGCTATCGTTATAGAGTTCTTAAATTAAATGAAAGTGGAAATTACGAAGTAAATTTATATGAAGCAAATCAAGATTTGTGCGACGAAGAAAACGAATATCGTTTAAATATTGCTTTAGCTAATTTCAATTTTCAGTTAAAATCTGAAAATATTTTCATTCCAACAGACGTTAGCGGTAACACCTTAAAGCGTATTCCTTTTGAATTTTGCGGCTGTGATAATAATGACGCAGATCCCGACGTTCCGGTTTTGTATGACGTTGCTGTTTTAAATTTAGGTCATTACCGCAATTCGGCTGATTATGAAGAATCTTGCTATATTGTTGGGCAGCCTACTCCATGGTTTTCTGGTTTAAGCCAAGAATGGGTTAAAGACAATCCAGTTATCCAGCTTGGCTCTAGAGCGGCCATTCCTTTGCCTGAGAACGGCACCGCAGGCATGTTGCAGGCAGATCCTAACACAATGCCCATCGAGGCAATGAAGCACAAGGAAGCGCAGCTTTTGGCCCTTGGCGCTAAATTAGTTAGTCCTACCAAAGCGCAAACAGCAACACAATCTGAAATAGATAATGTGGTGGAAACTTCAGTTTTAGGAACCATTGCCCAGAACGCTTCAAAAGCATTTGAGCGCGCTTGCAAAAATTGCTTGCAATTTGTTACTAATGTTGATGAGAAAATAATTTTTGAATTAAATGACGACTTTGAAATTACTAAAATGACGCCTGCGGATAGGTTGCAGTTACTTAATGAATGGATGAAGGGCGGAATTAGCTTTACTGAATATCGTTCTAATTTACGTGCTGGCAAAGTCGATTTAACGGATGACGAAACAGCTTTAAAAGAAATTGAGCAACAGACTTTAGCCGATTTTAAAACGGCAATGAAGGATCCTGCAAATCAGCAAAAGCCGCCGGTTCCTAGTGTGGGCAAATGATAAATAGAAATTTATATGATATTCTAATACGTCATCAACTTTATGTTGAAGGTTTTAAGAATTATCAAAAGAAAAATTTTATTAAAGAATTGCCAAAACTTGTAAAAGATTTAAAAAATGAATTTAAGCAAGTTCCGTATAAAATTTTAGATGAAATGACCAAACGAGAATTAAACGAATTTCAAAGAAGTATCAAAAAATTTAATAATGATTTCTTTGATTTTTGGAATAAACAACTTATAAAAGAACTAGACGCATTTTTAAAAGCTGATTTTTATTTAACAAAAGATGTATTAGCTAATTATTTAAATAAAGAAAATACAATTGTAAAAGATAGAAAAGAAAATGATTTAACGATTATCAATAAAGCTAGAAAAGAAGATGATAACAAAATTGTTCCTTTTTATTTTGTTTTTGATAACGAAGAAGAAAAACTTAGAAAACAAATTTTTAATACTTTGGTTCCTGGTGTTGGCACAATGCCGGATGACTATTTAAATAGTGAGGGTTTAAATACATTAGAAAAAATTCAATCTAAAATAAATTCGGGCTTTGCAGATAAAGAAAGCGTTTATGATATTTTAGATAATGTCATAGGAACAGAAGATAACGGTTTTAAAGATGGTATTATTTTATCTATTATTAATGCACAAACTATAGTTCAAAATACTTTAATTCAGCAAATAACATCAATAATTGGCGCAAGTATTTTTTCTACAAATTTCGACCGTTATCAGTGGATTTCGGTCATGGATTCTAGAACTAGTGATATTTGTATTTTTAGAAACTTAAAAATTTATTATTATGGTAAAGGACCGCTTCCGCCTGCTCATAGGCGATGCAGATCCCACACAATGCCTTATTTGGGCAATCAAACGCCAGACGAAAGCGTTTCAGATTGGGCACTTACTCAGTCTTCATCAATTCAAGAATATTCAAAAAATCTTTCGCCATTGAATGTTGAGCAATTTGGATCTAAACTAGAAAGCATCTTAACCGTCTAGGCTGTGCCTAGCATTTAAAAAGGGATCGGTGATCCATGAAACGTAAGATTTCAAAAGAAGAATTTGAAAAACTTTCGGATGCACTTAAAGAGAATTATAAAGAAAAGAATGGCAGTTATCTTTTAAATATTGAAGATGATGACGACGCTATTGTTGAGTTGCGTCAAGCCAGAGACCATGAAAAGGAAGATCATCGTAATACTAAACTTAAAATGAAGGAACTTGAAACAAAACTTGATGAATTAACTAACGGTAAACATAAGCTAGATGGTAATATTGAAGCATTAGAAAAGTCTTGGAAAGAAAAATTTGAAAATCGAGAAAAGGAACTTTTAGGTGAAGTTGGAAAATTAAAAGGTATGCTTTCTGGTTCTGTTAAAGAAACAACTTTAACAGCTTTAGCTTCTAAATTTGTTAAACCTGATTTTCAACGATTTTTTAAGAAGGATATTGAAACCCGCTTTGAAGTTGAATTGGAAGGTGACAAACCTACTTTGCGTATTCTTGGCAAGGATGGCAAACCTTCCGCGCTTTCTCTTGAAGATTTTGAAAAAGAAATTCTTGCCAATAAGGAATACGGGTCTATTCTTATCGCTAGTAGGGCTTCCGGAGCCGGTGGCACGGATAAGCCTAAGCCTGCCGGTGGCACGGTTCACGCTGATTCTGAGGGAAAACCTCTTAACCTTGCCACAATGTCGCCAATTAGATTGGCTGAGCATTTAGCGGCTTCAAAAACTACGGAGTAAGAAATGGCTTTATCTGACCTTGCGGTTTATTCTGAATACGCCTATTTGGCAATGACTGAAGTGGTAGCGCAGGAAGTCGAAAAGTTCAATGCGGCTTCTCGCGGTACTATTCAGTTAGTTCCCGGCATGAATCAGGGTGATTATTCTGATAGTGTTTTTTGGGCGAAAACTTCCGGTTTAGTGCATCGGCGTGACGCTTACGGAAGTGGCGCAATCACTGCTAAGAAAATGACTCAGCTTGTCGATACGAGTGTGAAAGTTGCGTCCGGTTCATTTGTTGAACTCAATAAAGGCCAGATGAAATGGATTCAGCAAAATCCGCAGGCGCAGGGTGCAGCCTATGGACAGCAGTTGGCCGGTGATGTCATGGCCGATATGCTTAACACGGCTGTAGGGGCCTGCTACGCTGCTCTGTCGGGTCAAGCTGCTGTGCTTTACGATGGCACGGGCGACACGCCGGATACCTTAAACCCCGTCATGCTTCAAATGGGTTCTAATAAATTCGGTGATCGTCAGTCTAGTATCGTGGCTTGGGTTGCTCATTCCATGGCGCTTAATGATTATTTCATCGGCGCGTTGACCAATACTAATCGACTTTTTAAGTTTGAAACTATTAATATTGTTGAAGACTTTTTAGGCCGATTACTTATCATGTCTGACATTCCTTCTTTGTATACTGCCGGAACTCCCAAGATTTGTTATACACTTGGTTTGGTTCCCGGTGCTATCAAAGTTGAACAGAATGACGATTTCTTAGCTAATGAATCTACTACTAACGGCATGGAAAATATTGTTACGACTTA